GATCTGATCTAGGTTTTCTAACATTGGCATATCTTACTAATTTTGTATCTTCTGATATAGCCCCAGTTTTTTTGCCTTTGTTCCATGGTTCTCTTCCATGATTATGTTTGTGATTATATAAAACTGGAGGTAATCCTCCACCCCTTTCTATATTCCAACCAATATTTTTGTGAGGTCTTAATTTTTCTTCTATTTCTTTACAAATAGATCCATTAGCTTCTAGGATAATATCCATCATAATATTCGGATATTTTTTGAAACAATTAGATAAATGTGGATTATTTGATCTAGATTTATGTGATTTTAATCGTTTTGATGGATTTTTCGAAATACCAACATATCCATCGACTGATATGTCTGAATGTTCTGGTAAATGTATCCAATAAATAAACATAGCTGTGTTCCTTTTAACATAGAGTCAGTGGGACTGCCATCCGTGACTGACAATATATTTATAACATGGGAGATTTTAAAGATGCGTGTGATAGCGATTGGTGGTAATCCAGGAAGTGGCAAGTCGACGCTGATGAAGCGATTGATCGAGCATTACTCTCCTGAAAAGAAGTACAATGAGTTTAAGCTTGTCCCGTATCTACAGAGCAATAACATTTTCATTCTTGGTAAATATGATGATGGTGAAGTGTTTTCTGGTACTGACAAGATGAGTATGGCAGTGCAGCCTGAAGCTATTAAGTTTCTCGCTACATTGCCTAATAGTGCTGTCGTTATCTATGAAGGCGATAGGTTGTTTACTTCCACATTCCTTGAAGATTGCACAGAGAAGTATGATCTTAAAATCATTCATCTTATTACTGATGATAATGTTCGACAGGAACGATATAAAGAGCGTGGTAGTGAACAGAACGAAACTTGGCTCCGTGGTCGCGAGAGCAAGATTAATAATATCTTGAGTAATATGTTATTGATGTTTTTTGTTGAACCATTTAACAATAATAACATCGAAGATCAGGATATAATTTTTAAACATATTGTTGATGAGGTAAACAATGGATGAGAATGTATCAAATGAAGATTATTATGGAATAAAAGCTTTGAAGTTTACAGATCTTGGATCTTATGAAGAATTTAAAGCTATGACTGCAAATTTGGTTCTTCCAAAACAAGATGAGAAAATTAATTACAAATTTGCTGAAGATCAAATTATCTCAGATTTTCGTAGCTATATAGATAAGACATACGGTGAACACTATAAGTCTGAAGATCATAAAATCGAATGTTTTGATGCTTGGATTGCTCTTGGTGATTCAACTCCAACGTTTCGTAACACTGCTCTCAAATATCTTTGGCGTTACGGTAAAAAGAATGGCAGCAATAAAGCTGACCTAATGAAAACATTACACTATGTGTTGATGTGTTTATATGTAGATCATTACATGAAAGGTGAATAAAGTATGGAAATTAAGATTGATATTGAAAAGCTTCGCGCACGAAAGCTCTTTGTTGCAACGCCAATGTATGGTGGTCAGTGCGCTGGTATGTTTGCAAAGTCGTGTGCTGATTTGTCTGCTATTTGCACACAGTATGGCATTCCTCTCCAGTTCTACTTTCTCTTCAATGAGTCGTTAATCACTCGCGCTCGTAACTATTGTTGCGACGAGTTCATGCGTTCTGAAGCTGAGCATATGATGTTCATTGACTCTGACATCGGATTTAATCCACAGGATGTTATTGCGATGATGGCTCTTCAGGCTGATGAACCAGAGAAGTATGAAATCATTGGTGGTCCTTATCCAAAGAAGTGCATCAGCTGGGAAAAGATCAAGCGTGCAGTTGACAAGGGTGTTGCTGACGAAGATCCGAATGTTCTTGAGAATTTTGTTGGTGATTATGTTTTCAATCCCAAGGGTAATCAGCAGAGCATTGCTATCAGTGAGCCTTGTGAAGTTCTTGAGATTGGTACAGGCTTCATGATGGTAACCAAGGATGCCATGAAGAAGTTCCAGGATGCATATCCTACCTACATGTACCGTCCTGATCATGTTCGTACTGCTGCTTTCGATGGTTCGCGTAAGATCATGATGTTCTTCCAGGCTGAGGTTGATCCCAAGTCCGAGCGTTATCTGTCAGAAGATTATTGGTTCTGTCAGAAGGCTCAGGAAGCTGAGATCAAGACTTGGTTCTGTCCTTGGATGAAGCTCCAGCATGTTGGTAGCTATATCTTCGGTGGCTCGTTGGCTGATCTTGCGTCTATCGGTGCTTCTGCAACTGCTGATCCCTCAGCTCTCGGCGGTAAAAAGAAGTAAGAACCTAATGTGTCAAGGAGCAGAAAATTGTTCCTTGACATTTTCTAGAATGTGGTGTATATTATAGATGATAGATTGAAAGCCTATCCAAACTGAAAGAAAGTGAAAACTGATATGATGATTCAATTGACACATCCAGAAGCTAATTATGAGCTCTGGGTTGATGCTATGGATATCGTAGTCATGGAGCGGTACACTAAGCCAGTTTCCATGCTCATTACGATGAATGAAGATCGTCCTAACGTGACGGCTCTTGTTCTTAAGTCCGGCAAGGTTATGTCTTGCAAGGAAACTCCCAGTGAAATTATGGCTATTGTGAAGGATTATATTAATGAAGCTAAGTGAAAAGACTATCAACGTACTGAAGAACTTCTCTTCGGTCAGCCCTGCTATCCTCTTCCGTGAGGGTAATGTTGTTCGTACGATGTCTCCTCTCAAGACAATCTATGCGAAGGCAACTGTTCCTGATGACTTCACCAAGAAGTTTGCAGTGTACGATCTTTCTCAGTTTATCGGAACTGTCTCTATCTTCAATGAGCCTGAGCTCACCTTTGCTGATAAGCATGTGACAATCTCCGATAAGACCAAGAAGATTGACTTCACGTATACTCCCGAAGAGTTGATCAAGGTTGCTGCTGAGAAGGATCCTGCTCTTCCTTCTGTTGATGTTTCTTTTAAGTTCAACTCTGATTCTATCAAGGATGCAGTTCGTGCTCTTGGTGTGTTGAAGTTGCCTGAAATTGCCATCGTTGGTGATGGTACTTCTATCTTCATTCAGGCTATCGACTCCAAGAATCCTACTGCTCACGTTTATAGCGAGCAGGTTGGTGAGACGGATAAGAACTTCCGTGCCATCTTCAAGGTGGAGAATATCACCAAGGTTATCTCTGGCGAATATGTTGTTGATATTTGTATGCGTGGTATTTCGCATTTCACTGGTACCGATATTGAATATTGGATCGGTGTGGAAGCTGGTTCTGCCATCAATTGATATTGACTTTTGATATGGGAGAGGCTATAATAGCCTCTCTCTTTTTTTATGATGGAGTATGTGATGTTGGAAGAATTCCTGTGGGTTGAGAAGTATCGCCCGAAGACTATCGAAGAAACTATTCTGCCAGATGATCTGAAGACGACATTCCAGCAGTTTGTCGACCAGAAGAACATTCCTAATCTCATCCTTGCAGGTTCGGCAGGTGTCGGTAAGACAACCATTGCACGTGCTATGCTCGAGGAAATTGGTGCTGATTATATCATCATCAACGGTTCGATGAATGGTGGTATTGATACACTGCGAAATGAGATCCAGCATTTTGCCTCGACTGTTTCATTCACATTCAGTCGTAAGTATGTCATCCTCGATGAGGCAGACTATCTTACCAATAATACACAGCCTGCACTTCGTAACTTCATGGAAGAGTTTTCCAAGAACTGTGGCTTCATTCTCACTTGTAATTTTAAGAACCGCATCATCGATCCTCTGCATTCTCGTTGTTCTGTGATCGACTTTAAGATTCCTAAGTCTGCAATGCCTAAGCTGGCAGGGCAGTTCTTCAAGCGCACTATCAAGATCCTCGAAACAGAAAACGTCACCTTTGATAAGGCAGTCGTTGCAGAGGTTATCAACAAGCATTTCCCTGACTGGCGTCGTGTGCTCAATGAGCTGCAGCGCTATTCAGCTAATGGCACTATTGACTCTGGTATCCTCGGAAACCTGCAAGAAACTTCGATCAAAGGTCTTGTCGACTTTATCAAGGACAAGAATTATACCGAGATGCGCAAGTGGGTCAAGATGAACATTGATATTGATCAGACCACGTTGTTTAGGAAGTTCTATGATTCTTCGAAGGAATATATGACCAATGACAGCATTCCAGCTCTCATCCTGATCCTGTCGAAGTACCAGTACCAAGCTGCGTTTGCGGCTGATGCTGAGATCAATATCATGGCATTCCTTACCGAACTTATGATCGAATGTGAATTCGTATGAGTAAGGGCAAGCTTCTTGACGTCACAATGAAGGTTCGGGAAGAAGCAGTAGTCGAGGAAGAATACAAGAAGCCTTTGTATGATTGGCGCTATGAGAACAGCATCAATTTTACCAAGCAGCATTTTGACGTCGAGAGCAAGCTACTTGATTTTAAGTATGCGGCTTGGAACATCAATAAGTATTTTTCAAACTTCCAAGATACGATTGCACATGCAGACAATATGAACAGAGCAGCTCATATTG